TTAATAAACTGATCAGGCGAACTCTTATACAAATCCATCGCTTTGGCACCAAGTTTAGTTTGGCCAATACGTTGCATACCTTTAGTGTAATCGGCTAAGTATTGACGATAACCTGTACCACCTGACGATTCAATAGCATCAACAATCAATGGTTTGATATCGCTTAATACTTGAGCAGCTAACTTCTTTTGTGATGACGCATCTAGTGTCGGACGTAACTGCTGAATAGCCGCGTTGACAGAGTTCTTACGGATGGCGTCTAGGGCGCGAGCATCAATCACACCGCCACTGCTAGTCCATTTAGCGATGTCATCGGCGACGTTACGCACCGCACCTGCCACGATGTCGTTACCAGCAAACGCAGGGTTGTCAGCGATTGACTTGATGTTTTGCGCTAAAGGCAAGCCCTCGATGGGTTGAACACCAAAACTACGTAAAGTCTTGGCTGCATCATTAGCAAAACGGGCGCCTTGGCCAAGATCAAGCGACGCTTGTGCGGCTTTATCTGACCACTCACCAAAAGCTTTTTCGGCCAACTCACCTGCATAGCTGTATCGAGCAGCGCCTACAGGTAGGTTTTTCTTAATCATTTGCAGTCTAGCCCATGCTTCTGCGGCGTTGCCTGCGCTGATTAGGTCGCGTACTTTTTGTACTTGTTCGGCAGCTTCACCTGTAAGTTTACCAGCCTCGGCTTCGTACTCGGCCACAGCTTTACCTAAGTTAGCACGATTTAACGCGGTTTCGCGTTGCGGGCCAGTCATAGCGTTTAAAGCGTTCTTTTGGTTTTCCAAAGTAACGCGGGTTGCTGTGGCTGTTTCTCCCCCTGCTATCTTGGCTAATGAGTTTGCAGTTTTAAAATCTTGTTCTTTTAGCAAATCAGTGAAAAACTTAGGGTCGCGTTGCGCTGCTCGTTTGAGCAAGGCTTGAGCCGTAGGTTCGTTTAGACCCGCTTGAGCCAACGCTTCAGCTGGTGTTTGACCAGGTTTAGCGTTACGCAAGGCGTTTACGATGTCATCCATTTCGCCACCTAGCGACTGACGCAAGATGTTAGCAGCCTTTTGCGTAGGAATCTGGCGCATATCGGCGACTTTACCAATGGCAGTGCTAACACCTTCACCTAGCTTTTGCGCTCCTTTGGCTACAATAGGGCCGACTACTCGACCACCCGCCTCGTAAGTTGCACCTTCTAAGATGTTTTTAGCTGGCTCCGTGACTATTTCAGCGCCTTTACGCGGTGCTTTAAGACCTAACGCTACGTCAACAGCTTCTAGACCTTCTTTAGCCATGCCGTAGCCTAACGCCGACCCGCCTACCGCACCTGTAGCTGTACCTATTGGCCCAGCGACTGTACCAGCCCCTGCGCCTAACGCACCGCCACCAACAGCACCTAGCATTTCAACTGTAGGGCCAAGCATTTGACGGGCTGTGACAGCCCCTTCATACAGTTTAGGGTACTTCTTAGCCCATTCAGGCGCACGTTCGGCAGCTACGTTTTCACGCGTCGCTGTTGTTTCTACAGGTTGTAGCTTGCCGATGTCAAAACCATTAGCGGCTAGTTTCTCGGTTAACTGCGCTTTCGTCGTACCTTCTGGCACGTTACGTATGATTGTTCCATCAGGCAGACGTACGTCCATGATTCGCCTTATTTCAATGAGTTAAAATCGATAACGTTTTCTGACCCAGCAGGGGCGCCAGTACGAGGTGCTGTAGCAGGGGTTGCGCTTGGTGTAACTACAGGTGATGTTTGACCTGCTTTAGCACGAGCGCGTTGCATACCTGTACGCAATACGTCTTGTAGTTCACGCGCGGCTGTAATGTACTCTTTTTCATTAGACGCTTTGTTCATACGCATAATGGCTTGAGTACCTTTTTCGCCTTCTTTTTCAGTGATAGAACCACCACCTTTAAGGGCGTTAAACGCTTCCAAGAATGCTCTACCTTCAATCTGTTTTTGACGTACTTCAAACGCGGCGGTATCAGAACCTTCAATAAATCGCATACCCGGTACCAATGTAGCGCCCACATAGCTTGAGAAGCCTGGATGTGGCTTAGTACCTTTCTGAATAACTTTACCGCTTGCGTCTTTAATCTCTGGCTTACCAACCATTTCGTCGATGAGGCGGATACCTTCTTCAGCAGTCTGAATAGCTCCTGGCAACGCAGCTTCAGCTGTAGCGCGGTTCTTGCCAAGTGCTTGGCCATACTCTTTAGCGTTAGATATTTTAGCCTGCAACTCAGGGTCAAAGTCTTTTTGTAGGCGCTCACGCTTGATAGCAAGGTCTTGCTTTTGCGCTTCGCTTAAAGTCATCATTTCTAAGCGTTTATCAGCGTTGACACCCATCTTTAGGAAATAATCTTTACGCTGTTCAGGTTTCATGGCGCCCACTTGCGACCATTGTTGTTTAGCTTGCTCAGGATTAATTTCACCACGCAATACAGAATCTTGTAGATGAGCTAAAACATTCTCATCGGATGGGTTAAACGCCAAATCAGACACACGTTGACGATGCGCTTCTAAGGTTTGCTTGTCAATATCTTTACGTAATTTTGTAGTTTCCAAACCTGCTTTTTCTTGCTCGGCTAACAATTTCCCGTAACCTAAGCCAGTCTTACCAAACTGCGACAGTTGAGCACGTGTTTCAGGTTTAGACAAGTCAGCGTTGCGTAAGAAATTACGCACTTCTTGTTCTTCTTGTAGACCGCGTTGCAACTCTTGGTATTTCAGTGCATTGACCGCGCCTTCCATGGCACGGCCTTGAACGGCTAAGGGATTCTCAATCTGTACGGGTTTTACGCCTAATACAATACTTGGGTCAATTTGTGCCATGTCTAGTCCTTAATCCATTGTATATAGACCTGTTGAGGTCTGTTGCCATGACGGTGATGCGGCCGGGCTTGATGACGGGAACAAGCGATCCATAAACATCCTGTTTTGATAAAAGTTAACCCCTTGGCCTACGCCTTGGCTAATAGCGTTGGCAGTACCAACCGTACCAGCAGCTGCGGCGTTACCTGCGCCGATGATGTTAGAGCCTATTTGTGAACCAAACTGACCTGCGGCGTTAGTTAGTGTATTTGCTGAAGTCTGACCTACGCCTGCCAAAGACTGTAATGGCTGTAGCATATTGGTTCGTTCAGCGTAGTAGCGATTGAACGCGTTTTGATATTCTTGAGAAGCTAAGTCTTGACCGTATTGTTGCGCGCCTTTAAGCGTTGCGCCTGACAACAAGCCACCTCTCGCAGCTGCTGTACGATCTAAAGCTTTTAAACCTTCAGACAGGCGGAACGCATAGCCTGGATCAGCTGTAAATGGGCGGTCTGTGAATCTAACCCCGAACTCACCGCCGGGTTTAAGCCCTTCAGTTAGACGATTGAGGGATTCTTCACCCGCTTTGCGCCATGGCTCTTGTAGCTCAACCTGACGCTCAAACATCCTTTCCTGAGCATCGGTTGCGGCTTGCGACGCCGCGGCTTGTTGACCTGCGGCTTTTTTAGCTGCTTGTGAGCTAATAAGTGCGCTACCGACTACGGCTGCTGCGACGACTCCGGCCATTATGCTTCTCCTTCTAACATCGGCTGCGTTTCAGGGGCAGCCAGTAAATTCTGTCTATTACTGAGTAAACCACATTCAGGGACTTCATACAAGCGATTCTCAAGCGCTTCAATGTCTGTGCAGTTATCAGGATTGTCGTATATATCAACCCAAACTACAACTTCGTCAAACACGCGTCCGACCCGTTGTTCCCCTGCACAAGCATCAAATTCTAATGGCGCTGTTAAAACCTTGACTTCGTTGCCTACGTTTACAGCGATTGTACCCTTTTCAAGCCTAACTTTGTAGGCTGTTTTGTGCGGTGCGCCAGTTAAAACACACCAAGGCGGTACAGTAATCTTACGTTCGTAAACGCCAGGCGTAAACGTGTGTTCTGTTACGATGTCTGCTTGCTCCATTTTGAGCAATTCATCTTGTAGCCGTACAATTTTGTTTTTAGTGACATCGAGTGTTGCTATACCCATATTCGCAAAGGTTGTCGTCAAAGCTTGCTGCTTTGGCTCAAACCCTTCGCCATAGGATATGCGGGTATACATTACGCCACCTGTCTACCAGACGCGCGGATGTTGATGGTGCCCGCCGCACTAGCTAAAGTTGAAATGAAGCCGTTAGGCGCAATCATGTGGCCTACAATTTCAGGAAACGTGTAAGTTTCACCTGCGACCAGTGATCGCGTCTTAACAGTTAAGTTTTGGTTACCTGCGGTGTCAGCCGCTGTGACCAAGTTCACGCTAAGAGTCGCCGTGGTTGCACCGTAGTTAGTAGCCGTGAACTTATCAATGATGGTCGTTACCCCCGCTGGCGATGTGTACTGCGTCGTCTGAGCGTTCTCAGCAATCTTAGAAGGGATAATGACCGTCGTTGTAATGGCCATGATTACTCGTACAAAATGTTAATTGAGCCAGCATCAAAGGTGTCTGTTCCGTTAGTAGTAGTGATACGGACTCTATCAAGTACACCACCAAGAGCTAAAGAACCGCCAGCGTATGTTGAACAGCTAGTATTTGAATGACCATGAGCAGAAGTAAAACACCAAGTATTGCCTGTGATGTTTGTGATTGTAGCTATACCATGTCTTACAGATGAACTAGTTACTGAAGCATCTGAAGGCTCAATTCTAAATCCTGTTGAATTAGTATTAGTCGTTGCACTTGTTACATTAAGACAAGCAGTTCCTAGGTAACCTGTGGCAACCACCCCGCCACTTGTTCCAATCTGTACTAAAACTTGTGCTGTTCCTGATGTTGATACACCACTAAACATTACTGTAATTTTTTTAGCCCATGAAGGGATACCTGTGAAGTCAATAGAAGTTCCTGAAGTAGAGGCAACGGCAATGCCGCTAGTGATAACAGAAGCACCCATTACAGGAGTACCGCTAATTGTAGGGCTTGTCAGCGTTGGTGTCGTTAACGTTGCGCTAGTAAGGTTCGGTGAATCACCACTTAGAGTAATTGCCATGCTATTCCTCTACTTGTTCTTGAGTTTGTTGAGCAGCTTGTTCTGCAATAGCAGCATCATAAGCTGCTTGTTCTTCTGCTGTTAAAGGAACTTGAGTTACTTCACCTGTTTGTAGATTAACAACGATTCTGTGCATGATTTATCCCTCGTATTGAATATTGATTGTTCCAGCATCAAAAGTGTCTGTACCGCCAACAGTAGTGATACGGACTCTATCAAGAGTCGCAGACAATTCTTTTGTGTATGAAAAAATACCGACGATTGTTGTGTTTGAATATGAATAGTTCCCCACCATCTGCCAAATATTTCCACTAATGTTGGAAATAATAAATGTACCTTGCCTCACGGCTGCGGCTGCGGCTGCCGTTCCGTTATCTAACAAAGCACCAGCAGTGGCAGCAGTGGCAGCGTTACCCGCAGCGTTCGCCGTTAAAGTTACACCTGCGTAGCCAGTAGTTTCGATACCGCCTGAGTCGCCTAATTGGATTTGTACAGCGCTTGTACCGTTTGTACTTACACCATTAAACAACACAGTAATCCGTTTAGCCCAACTTGGAATACTAGTAAAATCGATGCTTGTTCCGCTTGTAGATGCTACCGCAGTGCCTTGAACAATAGTTCCTTGAACAGTCGTCGCTGTTAATGATGGAATATTCACTCCACTAGCATTAACTGTTAGTCTAGTGTTTCCGTTATTTTGTAAAACAATCTCTCCGCTGGTATCAGCACTTTGTACGAATCCAGAGCTAGTAGAAGCATTTAATATAACTGCCATGATTTATCCTTATTCGTACAAGATGTTAACTGTCCCAGCATCGAAGGCGTCTGTGCCATTGACTGTTGTAATACGAACCGCTGTTAGAGCAGCCGCAAGAGCAATCGTACCCCCACCAGTAGTAAATCTAGCTGAATCCGAAAGGCCTAAAGCGCTAGAGGCTACCCATGTGTTACCTGTAATATTACTTAAAACCAAAGTTCCATGTCTAACATATGTAGCTGCACCATCAGAGCCAATCATAAAACCTGTTGAATAGTTGGTGACAAGTGGAGAAACCCCTGTTAAACCCCCTACAGACGCTCCTAAATAGCCTGAAGTTGTATAAGTAGGTGTTGCGCCCGTGCCTAATTGAACAATAATAATAGAACTACCGTTAGTAGAAACACCACTAAACTGAACGGTAATACGTTCAACCCAACTAGGAAGATTAGTAAAGTCTACGCTAGTACCCGACGTAGACGCCACAGCTGTGCCCGCAACGATAGGGTATAGCGTGCCATTAATGTTAGTGGCTAATGTTGCAGTAACAGCGGGTAAACTTAAAACATTAGTGCCCGCTACCGCTGGCGCGTCTAAGGTAATCTGCCCGCTTGTGTCGCCTTTAATTACGATTGAACTCATAATCTATCCTTATAAAACTACCCAGCGACTACCGCTTGGCACTGTTACGGTTGTTCCTGAATTGATGGTAATTGGCCCTACCGAGGACGCATTTTTACCTGTTGGGATTGTGTAGCTCGTAGTCACGGTTTGACCATTTTCAAGAAATATCTGATCATTACCGCCGCCCGTAGCCCCACCACCAATCTGTGACCATAACTGAGCAACATAACTACCCAACACTGTGGCACTGCTACCAGGTGACGACACCATGGTGTATTGGAAAGTGGTTGGGCCAGTGACAGTAATTACATATGAGCTGTTGTAATTAGAGGGTGATACCCCGCTAATGGTTACGTAGTCGTTCGTAGACAACCCGTGCGGCGCAGCCGTAGTTAGCGTAGCTAACGTACCTACGCTAGTGATAGACGAAATAGCTTGGCCAGCAACGGCTCTATTACCTTCGTATTGATTGGTAGTTGTGTTATAGCGAATCATGCCACTAGCAGGGGTAGCTGATCTATTAGCTGTCGTACCTGCGGGGATTTGCATTTGGCCTGAGCCATTGAAAGTAATATTGCCTGACGCACTTAAAGTCGTGAATGTGGCTGGCCCTGGTGTGATGTTACCGATTGTTACGCCGTTAATCGTACCGCCAGTAATGATGACGTTGGCAAAATTAATACCAATGTTGATGTTATCTACTGTCCAAATAGTTGCGTCGTTTGCATCTTTAAGAACAAACTTGTAAGCCAAACTAGGGGATAGCCAAATGTTAGCTTCACCTCGTGAGTCTAATATGATTGGGTTGGTGTTGCTAACAAGCCCTGTTGAATCTTGAAAAGTCGCTAAAGGTGTAGATGTACCTGCGGCGTAAGTAAAGACTTTACCCCCGACCAAAGGTACGCCGGCATCACTAAAAAACTGCTGTTTGGCTGATGGGGTTAAAAAAGTCATATTAAATCCTTTATATCAAATTATGCACTAATATTATCAGTAACAGTCAAAATAATTGATGGGATTGCAGGTACTACGCCTGACGCTGGTTCGGCTAGTATTTGCACCGCTATATCTGACGCCGCCCACATAAGTTCAAAATAATCGTCTGATTTAAAGTTGTATACATAGTTCCACGCCGCGATTGTTTCGGCCGCAGAGCCTTGTATGCGTATTTTACCTGCGGAGTTAGGCACATCCGTGCCATTTACACGCAACCAAATATATATGAGATGCGCGCCCCCCGAAGTGTTAGTACACTGGGCAGAAAACTGTATGTTGTATACGCCGTTTGATCTGACGTAAACGCGGGATGTTGGCGTTCCTAACTCCACCCCGTAACTTAAATCGGTATTATTAAAAGTTATAGCGTACGCTGTATTTGCTACAGCGGGGGTTTGCGTAGTAGTGTCGTAAAAACTGCCGTATCTAGGCGCTGAAAACAACGCTACGTCGTACGCGGGGGGTGATAGTTGTAGATCAGTAAGGCTGATAGTGTTATTGCCCGCGCTAGTTAAATTAAATACATTTTGTAAGTATCTATACCATTCACGGGTGACTAAACCGCTATCTCCTTCAATAAAAGGTACGCGCGAGGCGGGTATTTGCGTGACGTTATCAGGCATTTGTTCCGCTGGCGATTAACTCAGCCCCCAAAATTACAATCTTGACAGGATCCGTGCCTGACACTTCATACACACGGTCACGCAACTTCATGGTCATACCCAAACGACGCCAAATAGCACGGCGGAAGTATTGGCCTATCTTACCCATAGACACCCAATGTTCGTTAGACCACGTATGACCACCGTCGTCTGACCAACGAAGCATAACTTGAGGGTTGTCGCCTTGTCCTGTGTTAAGGCCTACGCCTGACTCGCAGTCAAGCTGTAATGAGTGTTGCGCTGTACGTTTAAGGTTGTTTTCACCTGTAGGTAAGGCTCTCCATGAACGAAGCCACTTTTGCACCGCACCATTGTCATCGTAAGTATTCAAGTCTAAAGCGTAAATATTGCCGTTTAAATAGTCGCCGACAACTGTTTGGCTTTGGAAATTCATCTGGCAGTTTGATCTATGACGGGTAAAAATACCGTTTTCAAACCCTGCTCGCTCATGCCATAAACCTGTAGTGACGTCATAAACCCATGTCTTATTGACGGTAGGGAACGTTAATACGTAAAACAAATGGCCTTCTTGCTGGTATGTATACGCAATAGCGTCTGACACATCACCATAACCTTGAATAGCGTATTCAATAGCGTGCGTAGATACGCGGGCGCCTGTATAGCCATTGGCTCTGTAAACTACGCCGTAACCACGAGCGTCATTACCTAGCCAAAATACAGTATTGTCAAGCTTGGCTACTGAATAAGACGCCAAACAGCCTAGTTCGTTAAACGCGCCTTGAATACGCTGAAGCGGGAATGGTGACGTACCAGCGTCATACCAAACTTCAACAGAATTGGTACCAAACACCCAAATTTCGCGGTGGTTTACGTTGATAGCAGAAATTGGGTCTGGCGCGCCTTCAGCACTAGCAAAGTCCAACGGGTCGACCATGGTGCCGTCATACAAAGATGTCACCCATAGTTTTTGGCTGTCAGGTTCATTAAATACAAAATACCCGTCAACAAAACCTACAGTCTTAGCGCCAGGGAAGTCAGGGTCAGTTATTTCAGCAAACGTGTTGGTTTGCTCGTTGTAAATGTAGCCTTTAGGGTTAGTCGCCAAAAACAGCTGAATACCATTATCAGCGATAGATACAGGGCCTGTGCCTGCTACATCACCTAGTTTAGTCGCGCTGTAGCTTAAATCAATCTTAAACAGCTCGTTACCTGATACAACATACGCTATGTCAGGATTAGTTTGATTGGCCCACAACGCCCGAATAGGGCCTTTACCAATGGTTGCCAATAGACGCAAACCTGGTGCTCTGTTTAAAAAGCCTGTTTCTTTACCTTGGTTTCCCAATGACTCAGGAAACAAATTAATCATTCTATTATCCGCAGCGTTGACGCTACGAGCTACGTAGGCTTGGCCAAGAATTTGCGATTTCATTAATAATTACCGGCGTAGATGTTGTAGCGTTGACGTGTGGCAACCAAACTGTATGGTAAAGACATGATATCGTCTGGGTTGTTAATACGCTTCAAGTTGCGCTTAGATGTCATGGCAATACGCATTACTTGAGCATTAGGTTGAATACCAAACTCGCCAGCAATTTCAAGGGCTAGATTGTATTTAAATGCTCTTAAATAACCCGGTGGAAAAGTCAGCTGGGTCGTTAAGTTTGCTGGTTTAGTTAATTGCTCTACCGATACAAAGTGAAACTCTAGCGGGCGTAGCGGTACGGGGTAAACGTACAGTTCAACATCAGGGTATGTCATGTTGACCCACATCACCTGCGGATATGTTGAAGTCACCGTTTTAACAGCGATACCGTTGTATTGCTGTTGATTAATTAGTTTGATACCGTAAGACACGTTGGTCTGTGGGTCAAAGAAGTATGTTGAGTCGTCAAGCAAAACAGGGCGTTGGCCAACAATAGTGCCTGTAGGGCCTAAGGTATTAAACCGCGTGCCAGGCGCCCATGTTTTAACTTGGTCAATCGTAGAAAATACAGCCAAACGCTCTGTATTCCATGAGTCAATCATTTGATTTAACGCCGTCAAAGCATCTTGCGAAGTTTCGCTTGACGGTGTTTCACCCTCGGCTAACACCCCTAGTAAGCGCAACGCGCCGTTTATTTGGTCATTCGCCGTGGTCATGGCCGACTCCTTTTAAGCAGTTTTACGTCGTCTTGATTTTACTTCTAATGTGTTGACCGGCGCTACTACTTCTTGCGCTGGTTCGACTTCTTCTACAACGACATTTGCTTCCGGTTCAAATGGTTCCCACCCGTGCTGTCTATCATGGTCTACTTCTAAATCAGAAGTAGCGATTTTAGTGCCATGGACAGGGTGACGTAGATAGATAATCATTAAATAATCCTTGTTAGATAGGGGCCGAAGCCCCTATGTTTAGCCAATACGCCAGTTAGTACCGTCGCAGAACACTGGTACAACGTTTGAGCCACCACCAGCAACGACAGCGCCAATTCCAGCAGTTAAAGCTGCGTTGGAATTAGTAACAACTGAACGTGTGCCAAGTAACTCAGCAGAAGCAGCAGGTAACTGCGCTACGGTAAAAGCTTGAAACTGAACGTTTTCAACTAACGGATCAGCGTAAGCCACACCTACAGCTTTAGTATTTGACATGATATTTTCCTTTGTAAAAGACCGCCCCGAAGGGCGGAATTAATTAAGCCATGCGATACAAAGTCCAAGTACCAACGCCAGTCTTACGAGCACGGAATAATTGAGCTGTACCAGCAGTAGCTGCTACAGTCATTAAACCTACTAGTGTCCAACCAGTGTTTGTACCTAGAGTAATAACGCCTGAGCCTGAGCCGTCAACGTTAATTACAGAAAAATCCACTGTTGCGCCAGCTTTTTCTACTGAAGGCAAAGCTGCTTCTAAGTTTGCCACTGTAGGTAAAGTGTAGGTCGCAGCAGTGCTGCCAGGTGAACCCAAGACAAGGCCGCTCAATACCTGAGCTGCTGTCAAAGTGGCAGTAGCTGTAGCAGTAGCGGGGGTAGCGGTTACTGTAAAGTATGTTTCGTTAAGGTTGCCATCACCAATTTGATAGCCACCGGTTCCGTTTGGTAGTGCCATAGTAATTCTCCAAAAAGATTAAAAAGCCCCCGCTTGCGCGGGAGCGTGTAGGTTAGCCCCAGAGGCGGCAAGCCATCTGTGGACGGATTGTGCTGTAACCGTAGAGAACGTCAATACGGCAAGGCAAACGGTCGTTATTAATGTCGTATTGGCGAACAATACGCATAGAGATACCGTTGTGAACTTGACGTGAAGCCATGTCTACGCCCTGTGGCATCAACAAGTCGGCTGTCGCGAAAGTGATAGCGTCTTTGTGATATACCAAGTTTTGAGCATATTGAGTGTTTGCAGAACCCAACATAGTTACTGTCTTACCAGCAACAGGCAGCGCGTTAACAGTGGCCAAAGCTTGACCTGCTGAATACAAAGCTGGGCTGATAGTCAAAGTAGCTGTTGATGAACCAGTAGTGGTTGATACAACTGTGAACTGCTGGAGTGAACCAGTAGACTCACGTGTTTGTGGGTTAACAGCAAAAACGTCAGCGATAGTAAATACGTCGCCAGCGTTCCAAGTCTTAGAAGAACCTGTGAAGCTGATGCCCAAAGTTGTAGAACCTTCAGTAGTTACTGTAGAAGTTACAGTAATGCCTGTACCCCAGTCACCGTTGGTGTGTTGCTTGATAGACTGGCTCATGTTGATCTCGTCAAAGCCGAGAACACCCATACCCATCATACCATTCTTAAATTGCTTAGAAATAGTATCAGTTGGGTTAAACAAGCCCTTCATGCCTTCAACCAAACCTGCGTTAGCTGCTGGGTTAACAGTTGCGTAACGTGGAGCCATTACAGCTGCGTTTTCGTTAAGCTTCTGTTGAGCTTGCAACAACACTAAAGATGTTGATGGGGTAGTTCCAGGAGTACCTACAGAGTTAGCGATTGAGCGATATGCGTTAGCTACGTCTGCATCAATAGAAGATGCCAACTGGCTAATACGAGGCTTCAATACACGCTCTGCGAAGTCGTCTAACTGCATTGTCAATTCGGCAGTTGTAAAGTTCACGCCAATGTGCTTTTGGTTAGCAACTGACAAAGTTGTGAACTGTTCGTTGTCGTCTTGAACTTGCAAGGCGGCACCGTCAGTTACCAAAGCGCGGTCTGGTAAACGGATACGGAGTGTTGAACCAATCTTAGCGCCTTCTACAGCGAAAGAGTCGTCATATTGACGGTTAACGTTACGTGTTAGGACAAGATTATTCTCAAGGATTTCTAAGGCCTTACGAGTAATCATGTCAATGGTTAAAATGCTATTTGACATAATAATCTTTCAAAAAATAGGGTTAGCGGTTTCTCTGGGCTTCCCACTTTTTAATCTGGCGTTGACGCTCGGCTTCAATCCATTCTGACGTACTCATCGTTTTTAGCGAACGAGGGTCAGTTGTATCGTAACTCGGCGCGCCTTTAGACCTTGCGGTCACCGGATCAATCGGCGGTGGTGCACTAGAGGTTTTCTTTTGTGGCGGATTGTCGCTTAATTTAGCTTCAATCTTACCAATCTCTTTTGCCTGCAAAATAGGCGACAAACGGAAAATACGGTCGGCTTCTTTAGGGTTACTACCTAGGTAATAGGCAATATCAGGCCCTACTTCAGACGCCTGTATGGTCTGAGCCATCACATCGCTGATTGGCAGTTTTGGGTTGTATGCGACTTGTTCAAAGTCATCATATTTATCCCTGGCTGCTTCTTCACGCTCGTGAAATGCCTCTAAAATTTCAGCTTGACGTCTAGCTTCCTCGCGCTTGGCTATCAGCTCTTGGGCTTTGCGTTCTGCCAATAACTCGGCATATTGCTCAGGTTCCATGCTGTCAGCTGGCGGTAATTCGGCTTTAAAGTCAGCTTTTGGTTGAGTTTCCTCACCTTTTAGACGCTGCTCTCGTTCCCACTTACGCTGTTCTCTTGCAAGACGTTTACCAATCAGGGCATCGACTTCTTCCTGTGTAAAGGTTTTAGAAGCTGTTTGCTCTACTGGCTGTTCTTCCGGCGTTACTACTTCAGACTCAGGCGCCGCCGTCGGTTCCTGTTCTGGCGCGGGAATATCCGCTGGTGCTACGTTTTGTTGACTCTCGTCCATTGTGTTTCCTTAGAAACCCTAGTGATCCGCACTAGTACGGTTTAATACGTATTCTTACCTAATATTGATAGGTTTGCAATATATTGAACCACCTGCGCTGATTTGAACAGCACTAACGCGCCACGGGGCGCCTGTGCCAGGTGGTACTGTAAAAGGAACTGGTGTGTACGCAGGGAGTGGTGTATCCGCTGTTGTAGCTGTAACACCTTCGCCAACACGAACATAACAATCAGTTGTTGACCAAATTAAAACGCCTTGTGGCCCAGCGTTCCAAGTGGCTGTAGAGCCAGCGGTGCCTGTGTAAGCTACAGTTCTAGCGGTAAAGTCAGAATCGGCGAGTGGTCTTAATAATTCCATGTTGGCTCCTTATGCCAAAAATTTCAATTTATACAACGTTGATAAATAAAGTTCGATGATGCCATCAATTAAATTTTGCAACGGTGTATCGGTTTTATCGCATACATCGTAACGCATAGCTTCAAGTTCGGCAAGTTGATCTTCTAAAAACTCAATAATGTTATTTGTTTTCTTAGCTGACATGAGGCTAATCGGCCCAATTAAACCATATCGGCCTTGATATGCTTCGGCAAACCCATCGGCTAGATCAATAATTTCATCATAAAAAGTATTTAACGCCACGTGTTTTGCATAGCTACGTGTGTTTAGGTGTACCGAATGAGCCACATCACGAGCTAAAAACAACATTCCTAAAAAATCAGCGCATTTTTTCATCTTGGCATCCCTTGTGGTGGCATCATTTCGCCTTCAGGGGGCGCCATAGGCTGTTCCATTGGCTGTTCCATCGGCATCGGGGGTTGCATTTCAGCTTCCATAGGCGGTACTTCACGCATTTGTGGAGCACTACCAATTAAGTCGCCTGTATCTAACGCAGCTGCGATTGTGCCCATCACAATATCTTGAATTTGCTCAGGGGTCATACCTGCTTGAACGGCTGAAATACGCTTAGTTTCAGCTTCATAGGCTTTAACTTCAGCTTCAAAGTCTTTACGAGCTTGTTCTTGAGCTTCGATGGACTTGCTAACGTTTTGCAACATACCAAAGACGTTATCCAATTCAGCTTGTAGGGCGCCAATTTGTTGTTCAGCGGCCTGCAAAGCTGGGTCTTTATCGTCAGTTTCCAAGATTTTAGGATCAATCGTCTTAGCAAAACGTTGAGCCATTTCTTGCGCGCCTGGCCAATCCATGTTCTTAATGAACAAGTCGCCAGCTACAGACCATAAGTTCGGGTTGGCTTGTAGCAACTGAGTCATAGCTTCCATGGCTTCTTGACGCTTAGTCATGTAGCTTGGGCCTGTAGTCACTACAACGTCGTACTTACCGACGCTTGGGTTGTAAATTTTCTCGATTACAACGCCGTTTTGGTCAATAATTTGCTTGACGGGTTCGGGTTGCTCAGGGTTAATCTTGACAATGCCTACTTCGCCATCAACGCCGATAATACGGGCAATACGCTCGGTGTCGTAAATTTTAGGGATTAAATCCACTAATTGACGGGTTACATGGCGGATAGCACGAGCTAAGTTGTCTACGTAATGGTAGGTTCCTACGTCGCCTTGACGCTCACGAGCTAAAATAGCCTTACCTGAACGCTCGTTACCTGCGGCTCCAAGGCTTGCATCATACTGACCTGTGGTCGACTTGATGTCCTCACTAGCCCCCATTTTGGCTTGAATCAAGCCTGTCTGTGGTAATGGCGGGGCGGCACGTTGTGGTAAAGGCAATACAGCGCCTTGACCATCTGTCACGTCAGGATTAACTTCCAAGTACGGCCAGTTGGTTGTGTTAGCAGTTTTCCACTGCATTTCATAGCCTTCAAACTGACCGCCATAACCAATAAACGGTGCTTTGGGTGCCAAAGCCAACATTTCAGCTTCTTGGCTAGTCCAATAGTTATACATACGCTGGGCGTCTTTTGCGTTACGCACCAAGCCTGATATGTAAATTTGACCATCTACTTCAAATTCGTTACCGACTACACGAACGACAGGAATCCATTTACCTGCCCACTCACGTTCTTCTAGGATTTCAAAACCGTTAGTTTTCATCCACATAACTTTACGCAAGTCCACGCGGCGTGAGCGAACGGGTCTTAGACCCATTTCTTTCATGTTTTTATCTTCTGGCGAACCTTCGTAGTAGCTGACGTTGCCAGGGTATAGGTTAAGTTTGGCTTCTTCGTGCTTGATGTAGAAGTATTCAGCAATACGAATAGTATCTTCAGTCAACCACTGGCTTAGATTTTGGTCACCTACGCCGTTAGCTAATAATGTACTGATGGGCGCCGCGTTGGGGTACTGACGATGATAGTCGTCTTTGTACATATCCTGAGTAATAAAGCACCACTCGGCGTCTGCCCCCGTTGGGTCTTGAATAGTCGGATCCATGTAAACGCTAAATGCGTTACGAATACGGCCAATTCTTAAATCTTGGTCAAAACTTTCAGGGTCGCAATATTCAGTAAGAATACGGATGTAACCTTCGCCGTACGTCACTTGGTTTTCGCAAGCGGTGTCGTACGCCACATCGGCATCACTGATGTACTCAATATGACGCACCATACCATCAAAAATTTCAGCGACTTTAACGTCAGCTTTGTCGTCTACGGGGATAACTTTGCCTGATGGGCGATTTTGACGCTGTTCGTTAGTGACTTGCTTGACGTGTTGAGGTAGTTTGTTGATAGTCAAACAAGGGCGGGCGTTAATAGTCTGGCCTTGCACTGCACCACGAGTAGCCAATACGTCAGCAGGCCATTGCCACTGGTTATCGGGGCTACCTGCCATAAAGCGTAAGTCGTCTAACTCATCTTCACGGCTGTCTGAGTACGCCGCTACAGCCATTGTGTAGCGGTGACGCATTTCCTCTAAGACACTGCGTTGGTCGTCGATGCTTTTTTCACCAGAAGGGCCGCCACGGCCTGATACCGCGCCTGCTTTTTGTATTCCTGTTGGATCACTCATCTAATATCCCAATCACGTCTGGTTCACGCATCATTAGTAATTCTTCGCCGTCGACTGTCACTTTTTGGCCTGAAAACTCACCAAATAGCACATGGTCGCCAACTTTTACGTTCATTGGCTCAATACCGCCTTTAGGTAATCTTTTACCCTCACCCATAGCGACAATAATACCGCTAAATAGCTTGTTTTGGGGTAAAACTATTAAATCAGACAACTTTTCAATGTCTTGACGAATTAAAACACAATTACTTAGTGGGCGCATCATTTTTTGCTTTTACCTTTCGCGGCTTGACGCTTGACCGCGTAGGCGATGGCAACGCTTTGCTTGACCGGCTTACCGCTTTTGACTTCGGCTTTGATGTTTTGACGGAAGGCTTCTTTGCTGGTGCTTTTTTTAAGTGGCATTTTGTTTCCTTTTTAACTACTGGTTGAACAACCGGCGCCTGGGTTGGTTGATTAAAACCCAACCATATCAGTAATTTTTTGATCATTTTAAGCCCACACCCTAAAAGGACTATTGACTTCTACTGCATGGGCTGACAAGTCTTGCCAGTCCTCTAACTCTTTAGACACTCTCAAGTTAGCATGAAAGCCTTTGACATCAGGGATTTCTCCGATGACATCTAAGGCTACCCCATCTGCTAGACTAAATCTGTCCTCTGTTTCTGTGGCTAACTCAGCTTGAACCAAGATGTTCTTTAGCTCTGTTTCTGAGCTTACCTTTAAGTAATAATCTCTCATCTATTTAGTCCTATGATGTAATAGCCATGAGCTCTTGATTAGAAAGTCTGCGAGGATAATATGCTATTTGACGGATGTGTCCGTTTAATATTCCGCCTGAAGTCAAGCCTTGTCCGACCTGCATAGTATTTACTCCTGAAGGCAGATTAACACTTGTGGCTGGTGTTATTGCAGAACCATTCGTTGAAATAGCAACATAATTGCTAGCGTAAGTAAACGCTGAACGATACAGCCCACTTGGAATCGCAGATATAGATGTAATGTTTGCTTGGCTTACATTGCCAGTAATTACTTGGATTCTGCGGGGGTCAAATCGCATCATCTCGCTACTTGTCGTATTGTTTAATGATGTCACCCCAGAAGCATTGCCTGTACTATCACCTTGGTTGAACGCAAGAGAACTAGCATACAAACTACCCTCATTAGGGTTATACCAACTACTAAAGTTACTACCTTGAACGACTGCAATATCACGACTTCTAGTGACCTGTGCAGATGTCGTAGGGATATAGCTAGTAGCAAATGCACCAGCCTCTAGTTGAGCACCCCAGATGTAAACTGATTCTGTACCAACTGGATTCCATGTTTCTGCTCTAGTGGCAGTAGCAGACGGAGACAACATAAAGAATGGTCTACGGTCTGTTCCACCAGCGGTGTAGACAAACTGCAAGCGATACCATCCATTACCTACTAGAGTGATTGTTGCAGTTGATGAGCCATTTGCAGAAGCTGTTCCGTTACCAGTTAATGTAAAGTTAGCCCATTCAGCAGCTTGATTGTTCAAGTAAATCTGAACAAACGAATGGGTATTTCTTTTAGCGTATATCGTTGCTGTATACACCGTAGACAAAACTGTTGCTGTTGAGATTTGTCCTACTCTTGGTATCGTTCCTGTTCCAGCATCTGCTGTAATAGTATCGGCATCTTGAGTCCCATCAGGACTTACAACCGAGTTAGCAGCAATAGTGGCTGCGTTTTTAGTCCACGCTGCATTGTCGAATTGCTCAGAGAATGTCAGCAGATTAGTCCTCTGCTCCTCAATCAGTAAACCTCTTGGCTGAAGTGTTACTGGGTCATAATCAAATCTAGGAGCATAGTAAGCTGTAGAGCTTGGTGCAGCTACTGGGTTGTTTACATAAGGGTCTAGTGATGCAGAGTCAGAAAGCTGTGCTCCCCAAATGTAGATACCGCTAGTTCCATCGCCTGTGTAAATATCAGAGTTGTCTGTAAGTGAAGTTGTAATTCTAGCCAACACACCAGTTGCGGTTGTTGCAGCGACCACAGCTACACGATACCACCCGTTACCAATTGCTGTGATTGAACCAGTACCAGCAGTTGTTGCAGACACAGTTCCATTCAATAGGTTGAAAGTTACATTGGCATTGTTTGTAAAGGGAGATGTTGATTGAGCCAACAACATATTGACTCGGCTACGCTCACCAGCTTTTACATAAGCACTAAAGGTATAAGTAGTTCCTGTAACAACAGTAACACCAGCTTGAACATAGTGCTGGTTGTTAGCAGTATTCTCCACCAACTTATCCGCAGTCATCGTTCCGTTAGGAGCTTGGTACATCACAGGCAAAGCAGATGATGTAGTCTGCTGATAATCACCAGCAACAGAGCCTTGGACTAATTGAGCACCCCAAATAGCAACATCGCCTGTGTAAACATTTCCACGAATCGCTTGTACTGATGTCACAGAAGTCGCGGCAGTCACAGTAAATGTCTGTCTAGTCCACTCTGTTGTTGGAGTAAATGTAACTGCTTGTGTTGCACCATCAACAACAAGTAAAATTCGTAGTGAGCCAGCTACTGTGAATGATAAAGACCTAACCCATATACTAAATGTATATGTCCCAGCACCTAAAGAAACAGTTTGGGCAATGTTAGACAAGTTAGTTGAAATACTGAGTGTGTCAGCAGTTGTAGTTCCATTAGGGGCTACTGTTGTATTTGCTGTGACAGTTGCAGTAGCTTTATTCCAAGCTGCGTTATCAAACTGTTCGCTAAAAGTAAGCAAGTTAGTCTGAATAAATGAGTTACTCTTTGTCCACGCAGCGTTAGCAAAATCCTCTGAGAACCCTAGTAAGTTCTTGACAGTTGTAGGGTTATATGTGGTTGCAGTAGAGCCTACTTCGAGTTGAGCACCCCAAATGAAAGTACCGCTTGTTCCGTTTCCAGAGAATGAATAACCTACTGGGGTTCCTGATGTATAGCTATTGTCAATAGAGAATAACTGAACTGGGTATGATGCTGTACCAGCGTAGGACATTGAGCATCTAAACCATCCATTACCGACTGGTGTTATTGTTGCTGTTGTAGACGCAGAAGTTCCTACGACTACACCTGTGCTTAAATTAAAAGTAGCCCAAAGCCCTGAGCCACCTTCTCTAAAACCGCAGAAGTTATACCCGCTTGCTCTGAAGTAAGCAGATAAAGTATGTGTAGCTACTGCTAAAGTTGCAGACTGGAATACATTATGAAACCCACTTGTAGCTGTTGGTATAACTAAATCAGCAGTAGTAGTCCCATCAGGAGCAACAGTATTATTTGCTGTTACAGTTGCATTAGTCTTTGTCCAAGCAGCATTATCAAACTGCTCAGAGAATGTCAGTAGGTTCATCGGGGCGAATTGAATTAGCCCACTAGAATTGGTCAGTGTGGCATTAGACGCGCGAGAAAAAGTTATCCGTGGATCAAGCGTATTAGTGCCATCAGTAAAATTCTCATAAAAAGTCGCGCCGTACCCATTACGAAGGCCTTTATTGCCAGACATCGAGGGGATTGACTGAATGGCTACTGATATGCCTGTCTGCGTTGCTACGCCATAACCCATAATTATTTACCTTTTTTCATTGGTTTTTTAGCCGTTTTAGCAGACTCTTTGAAGTCTTTAGCTGTAGGAGCCCCTGCTGCGCCTGGTTTTCTCATTTTCTCACCGCTACCCGCTTTGATTCGCTCGCGTTTAGCATGAATGTTAGCATAAAGCCCTGGTTTAGTAGCCATTTTGTGTCCTTTTTACTTTTTCTTACAGCCCCAACTCTTTAACGCCGCTTTAGCTCTAGGCGCATCGCCTTTAGCGTTGGCCACTACCCCAGACATACGCGCGCAGAACGACTTCTTCCGTGCTGCATCAGCCTTCGTTTTAGGGTTGGGTGCTGGCGGTTTGAGGTTAGCGTTGTTCTTAGCGTTGTACTCGGCTCGTCCTTTGGCCGTCATACCCGCACCTTTCTCAGTGGGCTTGTAGTTGGCGTCCTTACCCTTGGTCGTGCGCGGTATCGGTTTGTCGTGCTTCTTTGTCGCCATCATGCCCCCATCCAGGATGTTGTGATTCCATTGGCAGAATACCCTCGCTGACCACGCTTGTCAACGATTCGTGATTCACGGTGCGCTACGGGGTACGCGAACGTCAGAGCGATGGCGTCTGCCGCGTCGGGTGAGGCTAGGCCTCTAGCCTTCATGTCCTTCTTGCTTTCCAAGAAGATAGACCCTTTGCTGTCAGGCTTCATCAGCGGGCTAATCAAGTCCGTCTTGAGGTAGCGATCCTTCGGGATGCTCGCACTGCGTAGCCAATCCCTCATGTCGCCCCACATTTCAGCCCGTTTGTTGCCGTACATCATGGGGTTTTTCGCTTTGTTCGCGAAGTTGACCCCTCTGATTTTGTACCGTTGCTCTTTGAGCCGGTCGACCACCCCCGCGCCCAAGCCACCCTCATCAATGTTGACGAGCGCTGGCTTGTATTCTTCAATCGCGTCGATGATACGCCCAACGGTTTCCATGGTGTCATCACCCTTGTACTTGTGAATGGCGATAATGTCACGTCCTTGACGCACAGCAATAACTGTACTATCTGACCCAAATCGTGCGGGGTCAACGCCGATAACCACAGGCGCTGTTTGATCCTTGTGCCTGTCCCTCTCCATCGCTTCATCGACGATATGCGCTGGGATGAATTGATCGTCAGATGCCGAGGGAAATTGACCGTAGACTTCAACGTAAGCCTGCGATGAGTCAGGGCCATACTCGTCAATAATCTGCTGATAGACGTTCTTGTCGGTGCCTTCGACCGTACGGGCATCAACCGTCTTGTTTTTCCAAAAGTCGCGTTTTGCATTAAATGTTTCGTAGAAGTAGCCGGAGTTGCGGCGAGGGTTAGAAAACGCCAACCAAAAGCGATTCGGCGTGTTCTCCGTGAAGAACCCTGCCGCAACTGACCAGATGGAGTCGTCAATACCCGACGCCTCGTCAAATACCAGCAACACCCCCGCGAAGTTGTGCACCCCTGCGTACGCGTCTGGATTCTCAGCCGACCAGAGTCGACCTTCCGCACCCCAATACCTCGTACCCATCTTCAAGTCACGCTCGACTAGCTCCGTGATCCACTTGGCTGGCATCACTCGCGTCGCACTAACCTCAAACCAGTGCGAGTTGATGGCCATAGACAGCCACTTAGTAATCTCCGCCCAGGTGATAGACCGCAACTGTGACTCACTGTTGGCTGACACAATGGTGGACGACCCAATACGGGTGGTTAACATCCAAATGACGACCCAACTGACTAAGGCTGACTTACCAATACCACGACCAGAACTGACTGCCATCCTGAACGTTTCAAAGTCTATCTTGCCATCGTTGGACTTGATGTGGTCAGCGAGCTGTTGCAACACCTCGCGTTGCCATTTTCTTGGCCCGTTAAAATGCTCCAAAGGCGTACCTTTACGCCCCCACGGAAAGGTAAACATCACGAACGCTAGTGGGTTGTCCTTAATGGCGGGCGCCCACAGCTGGCTCATCAGCTCCTGTTCTTCTTGCGCCGAGTAAATAGGGGTCTGCAATTACGCCGCTTTCTGTTTATGTTCCACGTGAAGCGTATTGCTCGCTTCTTGTGGCACTTCGGTGATAAGACCTTCAATGACGCGACTTTTAGCTTGTTCCAATGCGTCAGTGATGGAAATGCGCTGTTCCACTTCGATGTTGACTTGCTGTTTAGCCACCCAACCATGTTGATGCTTCAAGATTTCTAACGCTGCCTTAGCGTCGCCATTGCGTGCAGCTTCATGCAAGTACGCTGACATCTCACGCTCACCATCAGCGCGGCCCTTTAATTCAGCCATTTCAGCCAATGGGTCAAATTCACACAAGCGACGAAACTCTACAGGCAACATCCCCGCAGCAAGTGCCAACGAATCACCCTTCAACCCTAGCTTGGCCGCTTCATAGATAGCTTCGAGCCGTGCTTCAGTTGCTTGGATCTTTCGCGGTTCGTATGGTAGCGATTTGAACATGGGCTGATGATATCAAGGGTGGGAAAATTTTGCAAAAAATAAAAAAGTTTTTGTAAACCCTCCTGACCAAAACTCCCATTCCCGTTTGGCCCTACCCCCCCCCATGCTTTTTGAAAACTGCTTTTTGGTTAGCGGGCTGGGCGCCCTTATGTTATAAGGCTTTGCGGGTTATGAAAGCTGGGCGCCCTTATGTTATAAGGCTTTGCGGGTCACATAGTTTTTATGTTAGTCATGTTAGTCATGTAGTCATGCAACCGAAAGCCGGGCGCCAAAATGTTAAAAGCTAGCGGGCGCCCGGTTAAATGTTAGTCATGTCAGTCATTAGTTTTTAAATGACTAACATGACCTACAAAGTGAGGGAGATTTTTCCACGGGCCGGAAAGCGGGCGGGAAAATGTTAGTCATGTCGGTCATGTTAGTCATACCTTTTTAATCGCTGCCTTGTAACATTGCGCTGTCGTTATATAGTATTTTAGGAGTTTCTAGAATAAGTCTTAAAAAATGACTACATGACTAACATAAAGGCAAAAAGATAGGTTTTATAAGGCCCCCGCGTTAGTCATTTCCCCGCTTTTTATGACTTACAAATTGACTACAAAATGACTACATGACTAACATTTTCCGGCCGCCAATTTTTGCCCCTGAATTTTCCCCTTGTTTTGTAGTCAATCTCAAAAAAGCCCGTTTTTCTCACAATGTGCAATAAAATATCATACAAAGCTCTTGTAAATGTAAAACAATGTATTACAATGTTACTAACGGCGCGACAAAAAGGCCGTTATCAATAAACTAAAGTAAAGGGTAAAAAAATGACTAAATTAGAAGATTTTATACAAATTGGTATTTGTGCTGCTTTGGCGGCTTTAATGTTATATCCCGTTCTAGGTGTCACTTATCTATTGATCAAGGCGGCCTAATCATGACTAAACAAGAGCAAAAAACCCGCAATATTGACGTAATTTTGAGCGCCCTTTTGGGCGCATTTATCGGCGCGATCTTGGCGCTTACTTACATCGTACGTACTGGAGGCTTTTAAAATGACTAAATCTTTAACCTTAAATTTCTATCAAGATCCAGGCCATGCCTGGGCCAAGATTGCTATTAAAAAGCTGCACGATTTGGGCATTGCCGGCCAGATTTCGCGATATTCCTATATGCGCGGCCAATACGCCTATTTAGAAGAAGATTGCGATCTGGGCCTATTGTTTAAAACGTGCGACGCGGCCGGTATCACTTTAAAGCTTAAATCTTTTGTATGCCGTGAGCGCCAAAGTAAGATCCGCTCTTATCTTAACTACTCATTGGAGGCTATCTAATCATGGCATATATGAACCAGGAAAAAAAGGCCATTATTAAGGCGGCATTGGATAAGGTATTAAAGCCGGCCGGGTTTAAGTACTCATTGGCCGTTAAAAATCATATGTCGATAAGCTGCACGATATTGGCCGGCCCGCTGGATTTTATCGGTAATTTTAGCGCCGTGACTGGGGATAAATTTACTAGTATTCCTGGCCGCGATATAACTAATCTTCAGGTTAATATGTACTGGATTAATGATCATTTTTCCGGGATTTATGCCGACATTTTGACGCAATGCGCCGACGCGCTAAAGGCCGCGGATTATTATGATCGATCCGACGCAATGACCGATTATTTCGACACGGCCTATTATATGGATCTAAATATTGGCCGCTGGGATAAGCCGTACAAATTGACGGGCGCGCCGTACCAAAAGCCGGCCACTAGTGGATCATTAATTGACTATATGCGCGACGCTGGCCGCCTTGAATTTATCCATATTGGAGGCGCGGAAAAATGATCACAATCAATCGATTAAATAGAGGGAGCGGCGGCATATATGTATTGCGCGCTAGTGAGGCGGCCGATTTTGAGGCGCTGGATCTTGAGATTAAGCGGGTTTATGACTCAATCGATCCCTGGGCCTCCCCTAGTATTTCCCGCGCAATCGATCCAGTCACGGGCGGCGCTATTGTGAAAATTAAATATTATGGATTAGATTAATATGCTAAACGTACATTTAACCCCAAAATCGGCCAATGTTAAAACTGGCCCTATCCCCGTAAGTACCACAAGCGCGGCCACTTGCCCGCCAGATTGCCCTTTTAATAATAAAAATGGATGTTATGCCAGCAGCGGGCCATTGGCCTTACATTGGGCGGCCGTGACTAGCGGCGCCCGCGGTACAAGCTGGGATCAATTTTGCGACGATATCGCGGCATTACCTGAGGGCCAATTGTGGCGCCACAATCAAGCCGGGGATTTACCAGGCAATGGCCTAGAGATTGACGGCGCGGCACTGGGCAATCTAGTAAAGGCCAATAAGGGCCGCCGCGGCTTTACTTATACTCATTACAATCCGGCCAATAGTAAAAATGCCGCCTATATCAAGGGCGCCAATGACTGGGGCCTGACAGTCAACCTAAGCGCCAATACGCCGGCCCATGCCGACGATCTAGCGGCCCTAGGTATTGCGCCCGTGGTTACAGTATTGCCAATTGATCAAAAAGAAAATAGCTATACCCCAGGCGGGCGCAAAATTGTAGTATGCCCGGCCACGATCCGCGACGGTATATCGTGCGCCACGTGCAAATTGTGCGCCGTCCGTGATCGATCCGTGATTATCGGCTTTCCGGCGCATGGTACCAGCGCCAAAAAGGCCGCCCGTGTTTTTACTATCCAGGAGATTAAATAATGAATATTTGGAGCAGCAGCAGCGGCCGTATTGAATTAAACCTAAACCAGGAGGCCGCGGGCCGTGGTTATCATCCTGGGCCATGCGATGATGATATAGCGGCATTAATGCATGATCCGGCCATTGCTAACCAATTGGCCGCCCTTGATCCGGCCATTGTAGCCAGTGAATTAAAAGAATTTGGCGCCTGGGACGCCATGGAATTATCTAATCATGCCGATAATTTAATGCGCCTTTTGTGGATTGCTTGCGCGGATCTAGTGGAGGCGGCCCAGGATGACTAAATATAAGATAACCCCTAAGCGCGGCGCGCCCTATTTTATCTGGGCGGCCAATTATTACCAAGCGGCCAAGCTGGCCGGTAAATCTAAACTAGAGGAGGTTTAATAATGAAATATAACGTATACGCGCCAGATAATGCGCTTTTGGGATCTTATGATTGCGCTAGCGCGGCCATTGCGGCCGCGATAACGTATCAGACAATGACGGGCCAAGCGGCCCACGTGATCCAAGAGGCGCCATTATGATTGCTTTGGCCATTGCTTTATTTTTAGCCTGGATTGCAGTTATTATTTTTGATCTTTAACTTTTAACTTTTAACTTATACCCTTTTTGGCCCGCTTATCGCGGGCCTTTTTTATTTTACGCGTACAAGGCCAGGCGCTGGCGCTTCTTCGACGGCGCGCCTCAATTCCGATTTACTAAGTATCGGCGCTAAATCAGGGGCACAAAATATATGCTTTTTGCCCGGATAATCGCGCGACATAAGGCGCCCGCAATCAATCCAACCCGCTTCCTTTAATGCATGGAGGAGGGCCGCTTGGGGTATTTTGACGCCACTAGGCGCGGATCCGGCTAGACGATCGCATAGGCTATGAAATGGAGATCCAATAACCCCACGTGAAAATTCCCCCGTGCGATTACGCATCATTTCCACTAGGTAACTTTCCGCCATGCTCATACCGTGCTCTACTAAATTCATTTTGAATTCAGTCATCGGCGGCGCGGCGGCAGGGTTAAACTGCGACACGTCGCGGGCGTATAGCCAGCGCGCGATTGATGCAAACCCGCCGGCCTTATACCAAGCCCATAAACGCTGGGCGACAGAGGCATCGATTCGGGGCGCACTCGACCAAATGCAAAACCAGCGACGGTCTTGTGAGGCCAATGAAATAGGCACGGGGTCGTTACTAAAGGCCAGCACAAAAAGGCGATTGGCCATCATGTAGGGGTGCAAGCCCTTACGATTGATAGGCAACATCTCAGGCGGCGCGGCTATGATTGGTTTCAGTTGGTTAGCTAATTGACGGCGCGCAGCGGCATCGGGTTCCTTTAATTCGTTGATAAGCAGGATCTCCGACTCGAGTTGATAGCCCCATTGGGAATTGATTGAGTTATTATCCATAATGCCACGGTTTTTCAAGTGATCACCGCAGACAGCCCAAATAAACGGCGCCCAAAACGTATCTTTACCACAGCCCTCATCACCCGCGTGCAGGACAGCATGATTGATTTTGATTTCAGGGTGTTGAACTTTAAAAGCCATGATGTTGAACAGGTGCTCCAACTCGGTTTCTTCTGGAACTAACGTTTTGCAGTGATCAAGCCACATGGATATATCGCCGACAGGCGCATCTGCTACGTCTGGGCGCGCATCGCGCCAACGGTTGCCATATACGTCGCCATCACGCGACACCAACACCGACTCACCTGCGGCGTAAGTGATACCGACAAGAGCTTTAGCGCCGTTAGCTTGGCGGTTCTCGTCAAAGCAGACAGAGGCCTCGACTCGACGGCCAGTGTGGATAGATTTACAAGCGATATGCCTAAATAGAGCATTGAATGTAGAACGGCTAATCTCACGACGGTCTACAAGGTCAAAATAGGCTTCATCGTCTTGGATATAGGCGAAGCGCTCATACCATTGAGCTTTTTCGATACGACCCAACTCCTTACGCTCGACCTCAGCGATAATTTTAGCTGCATCATCAGTGAACATATCAGAGGGTTGCAGCTTGGATAGCGCCACGTCCATCGTGGCCGCGAGCAACTCATCACGCAGGCCATGATCTACTTCGGGGCCACCGTTATCAGCTACCCAATCTAAGAACGCCTGAGAGGACAGCCCTTGGCAGTGGGCGTGATAGCAACAAAACGAACGGTCTAGGGGCTTGTAACGCGCTTCAGGGTTGCCGTCGCTGTGCTGATCCTTATTAGGGCAGATGATAGACAGCCAGCCCTCATGGTTAGCGTTGGATAACACTAAGCCTTGCTCGTTAAGCCATGTAAGGACTTTATCCTTACCGGTGTCTTTGAGGCGGATAGCGCCCACAGACGTGGTGTCGGCAGGCTCAGGAGATACGTTTAGGGCGGTGCAGATTTGGCCTAGCGTGTATTCACGCTCAGGGTGGAACTCGACGAGCTTGGCAGCGAAATTGCCCTTGCCAGGCTTGAGATTGATTGAGCCAGGCAGGCGGAAGTTACGCACGGCATTAGTTGCACCAGGGTCGCTATAGCCCGCAGCGGCGATTGCCTTGATAGCTGCGGTGTACTCGCCCTTGCTCGGTTGCTCGCTGAATGCGTAACCCCACTGGAACGAGCCTTCGGACGTTTCCATAATCCACGTCGGGGGTAGCTCAGGCGTCTTGGTCGTCTTGGCAGGGTCGCCCACGTCATCAAGCATCATTACAAGCACGTACTCGCAGTTGGCGGCAGAGGCACTAGGCTTGCCATCAGTAAAGCGGTCAACGATGAAGCTGCCCGTGTTGCCGTACCATGACTCGGTGTCCTTCATGCGAGCCGTTGGCAGGTATGCAGGCCATGTGCATTTGATAGCACCATCAGCATGGAACTGCAACTCACCGTCTTTAAGCTGTGGTTTTTGCTTGACAAACAGGGCGGTTTCACCCTCAGGGGCTAATTTTGTTATGTAATCGATAAAGTCTTGCATCATTTAACTTCCTTAAACGGGTGATACTGTTGTTCTGCTTTTTTACGTGCCGCGATAGCGTCGCTGAGGTTTTTAAAACGACCTACACGTATTACTTTGTAATTTAATCGTAGACGTACTATCCATTTTTGATCTCTGGCATACCATGTAACCCCACGGCAGCCACTGCGTGTACTTGCGTCGGCCACGTTTTGCATATTCTCGCTTTGGTTACATTCACGTAGATTAGCTATGCGATTATCCGCTTTGTCGCGGTTGATGTGGTCAATATTTAATGTTGGCATGACGCCATGTACATAGAGCCAAGCTAAACGATGCGCTTTGTACATACGAGTATCAACGCGGATGACTTTGTAGCCATCAGCATCAAAGCAACCAGCAGGTGCGCCCGCGCTTTTATTACCGCGTTTAACTAGCCATGTAAATTTACCCGTATCGGGCTGATAATCAAGCAACTCTTGAAGTCGCTTTTGCGTTAGAATGCCGCAAGCCATTTTAATTCTCCTGTAATTAAGGTGGTCAGAAACGCTCAATATTTGTCGGTATTGGGCGTTTCGTTTTATAGACGATTAGTATACTACTTACCATACCTTGTCATCACTTTTATTTCTACATCTAAGGGTAAACCTGACGCCCAAGCAGGTGGTTCGCACATAATCTCAATCATACGTTGCTTAACTTCATCAGCCTGATCTGCAGGGCATTCCACCACTACTTCATCATGCACGTGCGCCACAGCCGTATAACCTTCTTGATCTAAACGACGCAACGCATAGCGAAGCACATCATTTGCAACTGCTTGAGTTACGTTTTCACACGCTAACCCACGCCATAAGCGACCTTTAGGCCATTCTTTTGCGTCCGCCGCAGGCTTCCAAGACGCTTTTGCGTACGCTACGCCATCTTCATCTAGCACTGCAAACGGATAGCAAAGGATACGCCCGCTAGGTAGTACATACCAAAGGTGTTGGCCATCAAACAGATAAGTTACTCGCCCGGCGCTAAATTCATGGCCTTTATTGCGCATCGCTCTAGTATATGCAGACTCTAAATCTTGACCATGCTTCATGGCCCACATATTTGCACGGCGCCAAGTCTTAATAGCTTTTTGAATCTCAGATTCAGATAGCCGCACACCATAAACGCGGCCAAAAGTTTCAAAAGAACCTGCTCCACCTAAAAACCCTAGCGCCAATTCTTGAACTTTGCCTACCTGTCTTTCGTCAGACTTGCCTGCGTTTTCATACTCATCTGCAATCACGGCGTAGGGTTTATTGAATGTAGCAGCAGCGTTGACGATATATGGATCAAGACCTTTTCTAAACGCGTCTAGCTTATCTTCACCTGACGGGCAATTAGATAGCCAAGGGTGTACTCGGCCTTCAATCGCTGACCAATCGGCGACAACTAAAACATTTCCTTCGGCTGGGATAATAGCGGGGCGTAGCATTCCTTTAAGCACATCTGTAACGCGCTTTCCGTAGGCCGGAACGATTTGGTGTCCTCGCACCATGGCGTGTCGTACAGCGTCGGGATCTTTTGCGCATCGACGTGCAAAATTGTGAAGCTGAGCCCCGTACGATGAAGCACGTCCAGTGGCACTACCGCCAGCAAAGACAAAAGCTCCTCTAACCCTTGAATCTTCTTCATCTGATAACTCCGCTAATCTCTTGAATTTTGCAACACTAGACGCCCATAGGTCGTCCGCACATTGGATAACATCTGCAACTTCCGCTGGTATTTCATCGGGGTTTTCATCAGCAAGAATAAGTAGGTTAGCTCGAACTGTTTTGTCGATTGAATATTTCTTCTCGCCATCTTTGTAATTCTCCATGAGTTTCTTGGCTTGGTCGCCAACGCGAGCAAGCACCCATTCTCTCATGCGTGGGCTACGAACTGAAGTAATCTCGCCTTGCGTGATGTCCGCTACCAACGATTGAATCTCCTCAAGCTCGTCACTAGCGTACTTGACGGCCGACAACGCTAAGGCTTTGTCCAACAGCACACCCTTGTCATTGATGCGCTCGTTGACGTGGTAGTCAAGCAACTCCTCGTTAGACAGCTCACGCATGGCCTGACTGACTGCTCGCATGGTACGGACATCCTGTTCGCAGTATTGGATCATCTCTTGCATGAGCGCAGGGTCGTCGTTAAATGTACCATCCGCCCGTGGGATAGACAGCAAACGAATAAGTTGCGAACCGCGGTGGTCTTTACGCATATTGACTGAGGCAAACCGCCCCACATCCTCAAGCGAACCAGGCGCGCAGTTGGCACGGGCTTGAGCAGCTGTACAGTAGAACTGCTCAAGGTTAAAGTTAATCTGTAAAACATACCAGAAAGTCAAACGCTCGAACGCTGCGTTATGCGCTCGGATTTGACCGGTATGGTTGCGTACTCGCTCAGGAAACGGTTGATCTGGCGTCCATGTCACCACGTCCTCGTCATCGAAGGCGTAGCTCATGCAGAGCACCTCGGTACTGCCGTCTTGAGCGTAGTTGTAGACGCCACGACTAGGTAAGTCGCAACGGCTACGGGTTTCAAAATCAATCCAAAGTATATTCATAGTGTTAGGTGGGGCTACTCGCTACGTCTGTCGCTAAGTGTCGGTAGCCACGTTTGCAAGACAGCATCCGCTTTTGCCCCGTAAACCTTATCTACAAATAGTTACCCATTGGCAACCGCCACCACCGCAAACATACTGTTGCCAACAGTTTGCTTGTTGTGCTACGGCAAAACCAACTACAAAAAAGGCTGCAAAGGCTAAAAGTGCTTTTTTCATGGTAATACTCCTTATTAAACGCTACGGCGACGGCGAGCTGGCGCGGCTTCTACAGCAGGTGCGGAGGCTTCTTCAGCAGGTTCGTCATTAGTTTCACCTTCCATGTTCACCCATTCTTGAATGTCAAACACAGGCGTGTAGATGCGGCCGTATGACTTGTGCTGGTAGTGCTCCTTTTTGAGCAACACGACTGGCACAGGTTTGCTTTGGTCTTTTTCTACTTGTGTAGCAATCGCTACTGCCAAGGCTTGTACTGCGCGCTTACCGCCAACAGACGTGGTGGTGTAGCGCACTTCAAGGCCCTTGTCAGAACCAGAGATACACTTCATAGACATACCAACTTGCGTTTCCCAACCCTTTTTAGCGTTAGGTGGGGCAGCATCTAGCTCAGGCAATGGCTGTGATACAGATACCATCTTTTCACCCAATACCTCACCATCACCCCAAGCAATAAAGCCGTGAACGAAGGAGAAAGGATTGACGGCCCACAACGCGTCATCTTCGGCTTCAGTTTGGTCTGCACCAAACACCCAATGACCTGTTTTGTCCATCTTGATGATTGCTGTACCTGCCTCACCCACGTCGGTTTCCAACGTACGCAAGGCTGTAGACAATGATTGAACTGAAGGTAGGTTTGCTGAACTGAACTTTACTAGATTAGACATACGATTTTCCTTATTGAAGTTTAGAAAGAGCCGCAGTTAACTGCTGCCCGATTTGCAACACCGCTGGGCGTGGATCATCCACGGGTGCCAACGTACTACCAGAGGACACGGCAACAACCAAGTCCTTCGGGAGTTCTTTTTTAGCCTTCTTCAAGACCTTTTCGGCTTGAGCTGGCGAAATAAGCTTTTTAGTATACAGCTCGTCCTGGCTCATATCCTGAGCTAGTGACTTAGCCGCTTCATCTTCATCGATCCACTGACGTGTAGCCCGTTTAGCGACAAGCTTCCAGCCGGGCACTTCTTTGCCAGACTCTAAGACTTGATGCGCTAACCCACGTAAGTCAGTAATCCACTGCTCTAACAGCTCGGCGTTCTTGAGGTAGCCACCGATGTGTACCACATCTAGCTCGTCAATCTTAGCCTTCAAGGCACGGTCAACAGCGCCTGTCATCTTAGGACAGACAGGCTTGGCGGCACACCAACGGCAATGGTCGCCATGTTGTAGCGGTGCATTAGGTTGCTGGGCTAACTTGACGGCTGTTTTGAGTTCGTTCTCAAAGGCCATGATGCGGTCTTTGGTCGTCACCCAACGTTTAATAGAGGGCGGCTGCACGATGATGCACTCGATTTCGGTTGCACCATCAAATACCCACTTCACGGCGTCGGTACGCATCGCAGCCGCCGCATAGAACATTAACTGAGCATTTTCCTCAGCTTCAACGGCAACGCCATCACCAAACTTCCAGTCCAATACAATAGCGCGAGTACCAATACGCCCAAGTAGGTCAGTGGAACCAAAAACATCAGGCAAAAAATCCCCAAAACCGACACGCGTTTCAACTGCATATTCCATTTCCCTATTCGGATCAACCTCATCGAGCAAGTCTAACGCAGGGAACAGCTTGTCCTCAAGCAACTCTTTCGTGAATGTGATGTCGTTGTATTTAGTACCAAGGAAATCTACAGGCGCTTTATTGCCTTCAAGAACCTCGGAGATAATATTGTGCAAGAGCGTACCCTCATCGGCGTACTTGCTACTTGGCTTTTCTGGCATGGTAGCGCATAAGGCTACTGAACCAGGGCAGTTGATGACTCGTTTAGCGGTAGAGCCACCGACCACTCGACTGTGGGCTGTTACGACTGTCATGTAATTTCCTTTACTGTAGTTGACTGAGATTCCACTGTATCACAGAAATTTTAGTTGTGCAAAACTTTTTTACTGTGGTATATTATTTTACATTAACAAGGAGATAAACGTGAAAGAAAGTGAAATAGAAAAGTATTTTATTTGGGCCGTACAGCGTATGGGCGGTATTACATATAAGTTCCGTAGCCCTACGCAACGCGGTGTGACCGACCGCATCGCTTGTTTGCCTGGTGGTGTGACGTGGTTTGTGGAGTTGAAAGCACCCAACGGTAAGCTATCTGCACTGCAACAACTCCACGCTAAGAACCTGCAGACGCTACAGCAGAACTATGCTTGCTTGTGGTCTACCGAACACATTGATTTATGGGCTGAAAATGCGCTACCTCGTTAAAGACGAAACAGGTCAAGCCCTGCGTGTATTCCAAACACGTGCAGAAGCTGTTGCTTTTATGCAACATGATTGGTCTTTGGTTGTGCTACCGCGCAAAGCCAAGCCTAACCCGTTTAATTTAGTTGGAGATGCACCATTTTGAAACTACGTGATTATCAAGAGCAGGCGGCTGATTTCCTGTACGAACGCGACCGCGCCATGATCTTGGCGCCCGTCGGTGCAGGTAAGACAGCCATCACGCTCACAGCCATGCAAGACATGATTCGCTACGGCGTCATCAAGCGTTGGCTCGTCTTGGCGCCCAAGCGCGTCTGTACGGACGTGTGGCCTGTAGAGCAACCCAAATGGGCGACTGACACACCTTTGGCAGTCGCTGTAGGCACACCCGCACAACGCTTGGCGGCCTTGGCATCAGGCTACCCTGTGGTTGTCACTAACTACGACAACATACAGTGGCTCGCTACGCAAGATTTAGACTTCGATGGTATCGTGTTCGATGAGCTAACTAGACTCAAGAACCCGTCAGGACAACGCTTCAAAGCCTTGGAGAAGGTTATCAAAGACGTCAAGATACGCTGGGGGCTGACAGGCTCGTTTACTAGCAACGGTCTTGAGGACGTGTTCGGTCAATGTAAGATTATCGACCAGTCGTTGCTTGGCCGTAGCAAGGGTGCCTTTCTGCAACGCTACTTCGTCTGTACCAATAAGGACTTTGGCGAGTGGGCGCCTCGTGTCGGCGCACTACAGATGGTCATGCAGGAAATCAAACCTGCGACCTTCTTGCTAGACGCTGGCGAGTACAAGGACAAGCTACCGCCATGCCACACTGTTGAAATGAAGTGTGACCTAGAGGACAGACAGCCCTACGAGAAGATGAAGAAGCACTACGTGGTGGAGTTAAAAGACCAGCAGATTACCGCGGTCAACGCAGGGGTAGTGACTGCCAAACTACAACAGATGGCCGGTGGTTTCGTGTACAACAGTGAAACGACTGCATCGGATACGCCTGGCAAATTCAATGTGACGAACACGCCACTGTGGTTTAGCTACCATAAGTTCGACTTACTTGATGAGATATTGGAAGAAAACCAACGGGCTAACACCATCGTGGTTTATAACTTCGTTGAGGAGTTGGCTGAACTCAAGCGTCGCTATCCCCACGCTCAGACGATTAACGACCCCAAGGCCGTTGAACGTTGGAACGAAGGCAAGATTGAACTGTTATTGATTCACCCTAAGTCCGCGGGGCATGGCCTGAACCTGCAATACGGCGGTAATAAGATGGTATTCATGTCCTTGCCTTGGAGCTTGGAGTTGTACGAACAAACCGTTGGGCGCTTGCACCGATCAGGGCAGACGCGCGACGTTTGGGTCTATATCATCATGGCTAATAAAACCATTGATGAGAAGATTTGG